CAGACAAAGACGCAGCCAAGTCTGTGTCCACAAAAAATAGTCGCAGTAAACCGCAAGAGAATGAAGCCTCGTCGTACTTGAAAGAGTCAGATGTTCAGCGCATGTCTCCGCAAGAATATGAAGCAAAGTCTGACGAAATTATGGAAGCCATTCGTAGTGGCAAGTTTGTCTACGACGTTTCGGGGTCAGCGCGATGAGTATAATATTCAAGCCCCAAAAAGATATGGAACTGTTTGCTCCGTTTGGTCCGACGATGGGATACTACCGTATGCCAGAGGAACTTGTAGAGAAACTAAACAGTAAAATGTCTGACAAACTTCAAGACTACTCCGATAACCTTGTCGGTAAAGTATCTGAAGAATTGGCGTTTGACGAAGAAATAGTAAAGATTGCCCAAGAAGGTTTAGGGCAGTTTGTTGGACAGTATCAAGCATACACTGAATTGCGAAACTCTTTTGGTGCAAAGTCGCTTGATATTGACAACTATAACTACGGACTACAAATTGTTTCAGGCTGGTTTGTACGCCAGTTTGAAAACGAATATAATCCTCTTCACATACATACAGGCTCTCGCCTATCATGTGTGGGTTACTTGAAACTACCGGAGGGTATTGAAGAGGAATGGGAAGAAGACTACGAAGACCACCATCCTGCTAATGGTCACATTCAGTTTGCTAGTGGTACAGCTTCAGGCTATACCTGTACAAACTTTGTTGTGAAACCACAGGTTGGCGACTTTTATGTCTTTCCTTCTCAACTGTTTCACTGCGTATACCCATTCTATACGAAAGGAGAACGTAGGTCTTTCAGCATGAACATGAACTTTCTTGAAGTGCCGAAAGAAAAAAGTGTTGACAAATAGTTACTTGTAAGTATAACTATAGACAACAAGGGTGTAAGTGGGTTCGCTACCTGCTTGCACCAAAACCGCAAACAATACCGTCTTACGGATCACCTGACGAGCATGGCCCGTTGAATATTCGGTCGGCCAACTGAATAGAATACGCACCCAAGTAAATCAGCCTCTGATTAGTCTGTTAGTTTGCATCTGTTAAAATGCCTAAATAGGAGATAACATCATGGCTTTTACTACCGCAGCCGGGTATGGTAATCTTCCTAACGGTAATTTTTCGCCCGTAATTTACAGCAAACAGGTGCAGCTTGCTTTCCGCAAGGCATCTATTGTTGAAGCAATCACCAACAGTGACTACTTTGGTGAAATTGCGCAAATGGGTGACTCCGTTAAGATTATCAAGGAACCCGAAATCACGGTTAAGGAGTATGCACGTGGTACAACCATCACGCCGCAAGACCTTGACGACGAAGACTTCAGCCTGACAATCGACAAAGCTAACTACTTTGCGTTTAAGGTTGACGACATTGAAGAGGCGCACAGCCACGTAAACTTCCAGTCTCTGGCAAGTGACCGTGCTGCATATCGTCTCGCTGACCAGTTTGACCAAGACGTTCTTGGCTATCTGTCAGGCTTTAAGCAGTCTGCCATTCATGGTGCTGCTAACACTGTTAACACAACTGTTAATGGTGGTAAGGCTGTCACCTCCGCTTCGGACGGTGCCAACCTTGTAGGTGCTGAACTGCTGGCTTCCATGTCACTGGACGCATCTGACTTTACCAATACCTCTGGCACTGCCGGTGCCGCTAATAGCTGTATTGGTATTGAGCCACGTGCAGGTGGCGCAACGGCTGCTAAGTCCAGCACTGCTGGTAACGCATTCCCGCTGCAAATCATTGCACGTATGTCACGTCTGATGGACCAACAGAATGTTGATACCCAAGGGCGCTGGCTCGTTCTTGACCCGGTTTTCATTGAAGTTCTGAAGGATGAGGACTCACGTCTTCTGAACTCTGACTTTGGTGGTTCTGGACTCCAGAATGGTCTTGTTGTAAATAACCTTCACGGTTTCCAAGTTTACTCGTCTAACAACCTGCCGTCGCTGGGTACTGGCCCTGCAACTACCGGCGGTGTTAACTCGTCAAACATGGGTATCATCGTGGCTGGTCATTCGTCTGCTGTTGCAACTGCAGAGCAGATTAACAAGACTGAAACCTACCGTGACCCGGACAGCTTCGCTGATATTGTCCGTGGTATGCACCTGTATGGTCGCAAGATTCTTCGTCCTGAAGCAATCGCTACTGCGGCATACTGCTTGGCTTAAAGGGGGATTGAATTATGGCTCTTGGTGATAATACTACCTCTGTAGCACGGGGTGTTGGCGCACGTGGGCGTCAACCATACATGATTCAGGCAGACCTGAACTTTGCAACTGCAGCAAGCGATAAGGGTACAGCCCTCGCTGCTGACGATGTAATTCCGGGCCTGACTGTCCCAGCGAATACCCTCATTCTCGCTGCTGGCTTTGAAGTAACATCCGCTCACACGGGTACTTCAACCAACACCGATTTTGACTTTGGTATCACTGGCGGTGATTTTGACAACTTTGTTGATGGCTTCGACTTTGACGGAGCATCAGTAGGTGACTATGGATTTAAAGTAGGGCAAACCCCTATTCTTATCGGTGGCACTTCTGACACTATCGACGTTGAAATCCAAGCTATGACAGGCACGACAACAGGCGGCGTAATCCGCATGTTTGCCGTCTGCATGAACGTGGATGACACGGGTGACATGACTGCTAATGAAGTAGACCGTGACACTCTTGCCTAAATAATATGGGGGGCGGCAGAAGTCGCCCTCCTAACTTATTCGCCATGTATAGGAGAAATAAATGGCAATCACAACTTCAATCTGTAACAGTTTTTTAAGAGAGCTACTGTTAGAAGGACATAATATTGCATCCGACACGTTGAAGCTGGCACTTATAAAAGAAAGTGAAAGTGGTACTTATAACGATACAACTACGTCTTATGATACTGTTGTGTCTAACAGCGATGAAGCATCTGGCACAAACTATAGTGCTGGTGGAGTAGCGTTAACTAATGTTAGTGTTGGTAGTCTGTCAGATACACAAACAGGCAATCGTGCTTTTTTTGACGCTGACGATGTGGTATTTACAAATGTTACAGTAACTGCTAGTGGCGCTATTTTGTATAACGACACCGCTTCGGGAAATCCAGCAATCGCCGTATTTGATTTTAATCCGGTTGTCTCTGCTACTTCAGGTAATCTAACAGTTACTCTTCCCGGCCCCGGCACTGCTGGTGACGCTGCTATTGTACGTATTGCCAATAGCTAAAAGCTAATACCGTGGCACTCGTTCTTAAAGACAGAGTTAAAGAAACCACTACGACTACTGGAACCGGTACGTATACACTTGCGGGTGCGGCTACCGGTTTTGAAGCATTTTCAGAGATAGGTGACGGCAACACAACTTATTATTGTTGCACTGATGGCACTGACTTTGAAGTCGGTATCGGTACGTACACTGCTTCGGGTACGACCCTTGCGCGTACAACAATTTTGCAGTCGAGTAACAGTGATGCAGCGGTGAACTGGACATCCGGCACACGCGATATTTTCTGTACGCAGCCAGCAGAGAAGGCTGTTTTTAAAAATGACAGTGGGCATGTTGATATAGATGACAATGAAGAACTCAGAATAGGCACAGGGAATGATCTTCGGCTGTACCACAGTGGCACACTTTCATATATAACAAATAAAACTGGAAATTTTGTTATAGGGGCTAACGATCCAACTGATGTTGGCGGTGATTTAATTCTACGAGCAAAAGCAGGTGAGGTTGATACATCGATTAGATTGCGGGATGATGGAAGCGTTCAAATCAATGCTGATGGTACTCAGTCGATGGAGGTTTATAGCAGTCAAGTCTGGCTTAATCGAGACGCACATTTAAAACAGGATTCTAATATAGTTTTTGAGGGGGCTACTAACGACGACAACGAAACTACGGTAACAGCCACAGACCCAACAGCCGACCGCACTATTACCCTGCCGGATGCTACCGGCACAGTCCAGCTTACAGATGGCAGTGGCGCAAGCCTTACCTCGCTCAACGCTTCAGAGTTAAGCAGTGGCACTGTTCCCAACGCTCGACTCGACCAACAGCTACAAGACGTAGCTGGTCTTGCTGTTACCAACGGTAATTTTATTGTCGGAGACGGCAGTAACTTCGTTGCGGAATCTGGGGCCACAGCACGGACATCTCTTGGTCTTGGCACCATAGCTACGCAAGCAGCCGACAGCGTAGACATTGACGGCGGCGCTATCGACGGAGTAGCGATAGGTGTGAACTCCGTAGCCACGGACTTGCGTGTTGATCACCTTAGATTGGATGGAAACAATCTTTATAGCACAACTACAAATCAACATATCAATATCTCACCAAATGGCACAGGTAAAATTCAGCTTGATGCGGACACTGTGCGGGTGGGGGAAAATAACGCTGATGCGACCGTAACTACTTATGGTACAGGTGATCTCACCCTAAACACAAACGAAGGAACAAATACAGGAACAATAGTTATTGCAGATGGCGTAAACGGCAACATATCCCTTACGCCTAACGGCACTGGTTCCGTAGTTATCGACGGCTTGAGCTATCCGCAAGCCGATGGGAGCAACGGCCAAGTTCTCACCACAAATGGTTCAGGTACATTATCATTTACCACAGTGTCCGGTGGTGGTGGTGGTTCTGTAGCTGCTGACGATATTACTACTGGTGATGCGGCTGTTAATATTGCTACATCTGATACCAGTATTACCATTGATGCAGAGGGTAATAACGGTAGCATTGCATTAAAAGGCACTGACGGTGGTTCAGATATTACTGCACTATTTTTGAGCATGGCTAGTGCGGGATTTGCTACGTTCAATGCTGGCGCTACATTTAAAGGAAATGTAACTTTAGATAACGGCACACATGAAATCGCGTTTACTGGTGACGGTTCAAAAATAGCCTTTCCAGACCAAATAGATTTTACACATGTTGCTGATACTGGAGTTCTTTTAGATAGAAATTTCAATACTGTAGAATTGCAATTATATGATTCAAATGAATCTGTTGGTTCAGATGGTACAAATCTCCTATTAAAGTCTGGCGGCACATCATTCAAAGTGCCAACCTCTGATGGTTCATCTGGACAATTTTTAAAGACTGATGGTTCTGGAAATCTTAGTTTTGCTACAGTAAGTGGTGGTGGCGGGACTATCGCCTCGCAAGATGCTGACAGCGTTAATATCGACGGCGGTGCTATTGATGCCGTAACGCTTGGTACGAATAGTGCGATTACCGAAGCGCAAATTGATTTAGTCCATATTGATGGTTTTGCAATCGACGGCCAAGCCGCATCTTACGGGCTTGTTCTCAAAGCAAACGGACAGTTTGTTGCTCGTATTCAAAGCACCTCTCAAAGCGCCGGGGGTGGCCTTTATCTCTATCAGAACAATCCGTACATCACATTTGAAGGCGCTACTGGGGATGCCTATGAAACTAATCTCAAGGTCACTGATCCAACCGCAGATAGAGACATCACCCTGCCGGATGCAACCGGCACTGTAGCACTCGACGAATCCACGGGGATGACACTCAACAACGGTGTTATTGCTCTGAAAAACGGCGGCACGCAGTCAGAGGTGCGGCTTTACTGCGAATCCTCAAACGCACATTACGCTGGTCTGAAGGCTCCGGCACACGCCGACTTTTCAGGCAACGTGACCTCTACACTGCCGTCCGTTACAGGCACTCTAATCGGCACAGCCAACGCAGACGCACCTGCGACCACGACAAGCTCGTCGGATGCAGACCACGTGCTAATCAACGACGGCGGTGTGCTTAAAAAGATAACGCCAACTAATTTAGGTATCGGCGGCGGCGGCGGTAGCAGTTTAACTATTCAAGATGAAGGTTCTGCTCTATCTACGGCGGCAACCACTTTGAATTTTGTTGGTGCAGGTGTAGCAGCAACTGGAACAGGCGCGACGAAAACAATCACTATTGGCGAAACAAGCAACGCAGATACAGTAGACAACAAGCACGTTTCGGTGCTATCACAGTCTGCTTACAACGCGCTGACACCAGACAGCAATACGATTTACTTTATCACGGGATAATTTTTAATGTCAGCCGATTTTCATACATTAAAAACTGAAGTTTATTATGATGTTAGCCCATCAATTCTGCCATCCGTTAAAATCTTGTGTAAGGACGCTAATGGATCAGAAGAGGTGACTGTTTTTGATGATGCTACCGGAATGCGTTTGTCTAAAGTCCTACAAGCATGTGCCGCGAAAGCACAAGAGTGGGAGGAAGGTCGGTGACTGTATACTGGGCTGACCCATTTTTAGAGGCTTCCACACAGGGAACTGGCACAACCGACACGACCACGAGAGATGGAACGTACGCAGCGCCTTTTTCTGTTCACACTGATCTTATTTCCACGAGTAATTCCGCGCCAACCAGCCTTAATGGGGTCACCTTAGCTGATGATGATGAAATTCGTATTAAAGGTCTTGCTTTTGCGACCTTGTTTGAAACGCAGGGAAATGTGTATGAAAGCAGAACATATTATACTACTACAGGCGATATAAAACCGATAACTGGAAACAGCACTTTTGACGCCACAATAAATGCAACTACTTCTGGAGTTTTTGCATTTCAAAATAGTGACATTTCCTCCTATCTTCCGGGCTGGTCTCATCCTCTTTTTGTTACGGCAGGTCGTCAATCTAGCTCTACTAGCTTACGCCATCAGATATTTGCGTTTACTCAGGCCGTCCTACGTGAACAACTATCGTATACTTCTGCAAGTTCAGCAGGCATGGAAATATTTAAAGTAAAAGATACATATGCAAATATGTACTCCATGAATAGCTACAGATATGCTTTTAATCTTGGTGCGAATGTAAAAGTATCTGCGGGTTGGACAAGCACAACTGCTCAATCGGGTTATAGTATCTTAGAAGCCGGGGTCACAACGACTTTTGAACATCTTTATATAGGCGGTAGTTCTAGTAACAAAACATACTTTGATTTAGAGCGTCTTGTTGTAGCTCTTCGACCAGCAACAGATACTACTGATTATGCTACGCTTCGTTTAGACCCCGTACCTTGTACAGATGGTGGCACAGGGACAGTCACCATGCCCACAGTTGCCAATGCTTCATACTATGGACCTTATCTATACTGTGCTTCGCAGAATATAGATGTGGTATTTCCTGCCTTGTTTGGGATGGGACGCGCTGGCGGTAGTAGGGCTAACATCTACCATTTAACTGATGATGTGATGCAGTTTAATAACCTATTAAGCAATTATAGTAGTAACAATTCGTCTATAGAAGTTTTTCAAAGTAATAGCGCTAGCAGTCAATTTAAAATAGGGAACATGTATGCGGATACGATAGACACCGGAAGTTTTAATGGTCCTTTTGAGTTTTACAATACAACCTATTATGACGGCGGAGTTTTTACTTTTTTACAAAACAGCGTTTACTTTCTCCTAGCAGCCAACACTAGTCTCGACGTATTTTTGACGGGGCCAGCGACTACTACTACAAGCGTCGTTTACGAGTCAGGACTTAAAAAACCGGGACAAGCTCCTCTAACCAACGTGTCTGCAACTGATACCGATTGGGGGCCGCAGTATGGCAGGCTGATAGATCAAGGTGCTGATCTTTTTTCTACGGATATAACCCTGTCTAATTCGCTTGACTGGTTCGACCCTGTTGTTGCGAGGTCCGGCTCAAATCCCATTGTATACAACAGTCTCGGAAAATTAATTTGTGGAGGAAGTAACTACAAAACAACTGCACAAAATATTGGCGTTCGTCAAGGTACGGCAGTATCCAGCACTGGCGCTCCTCAGTTTGTAGTCAGCAGCTTTGAGCATAACGACTATGATGGAAAGCCTATATCCGTAATAGGTGACCCGTACACTGCAGGAAACACTTACGGTTCCCTCGTATATAACGACACGGTCAGTAGTACAGATGTTTTAACAGTGCAATGGGCGGGAGTAACAGGCGGTGCTTCTACACATGCGTGGTTACCTCTAGACCTTGTTGTCCCTAGCTACACAGCAGGCACCGATAATCTTCGGGCAAAAGTTACGGTAGCCTACGACGATGCTGACACCGGCTCAGTAGGATCAGGACAAGTGTATTTAAGAGCATTCCATAGGGATACAACGCAGTCAACGAATTTCAGAATTGCAAACTCTTCCGCCACTACTATTACAGCCACTGATCCAGCGTCTCCGGATACCGTCACTGTAAATTTAAGTAATGTTGCTACTAGTGGTCAGGATGATATAACCACCGTTCTTTTAGGGATACGGTTTAATTTTACATCAAACACAAATGTACAAAAATATCATTTAGTTTCTGCCGAAATAGAGACGTACTAGCATGGCACTACCTCAAGTCAGCGCACTCGGATTTTATGACACCCTGACGGTTAACGGACTTAACTTTGTTGATAAAGATTTTTCCACTTCAACCGCCACAGGAACGACAGCCATTAAGCATGGGTCTACCACAATCACCGCTCTTTATCACGGCAGCACCCAAATAACAAAAGTGTATGTAGGCAGTACGCAGGTGTTTGGCAGTTAAAATAAACAAAGGCAGATATGTTTAGTACCAATCCATTTTCATCTGTACCCTTTGGCACTTTTTCACTCGGACGAATTCTTTCTGGCGAAGGTCAAGCTGTCGGAACAGCAAGTGCAACATCGTCATCATTTTTATCTTTTCGCTTTGACCCCGCCCTACATAGCCGAGATCGTGTCGTATCTGTCAGTCAAGAACCTGCACGAGAAGTGGCAGTCAGCGAACCATCTGACCGCGTAATATACATTCTTCAAGATGCACAGCGCACTGCATTTGTCCGTAAAGAAAAGGTACGGGTGATATCTGTAGCCCAGCCACAAAAAAGATTAGCAAAGGTAGCATAACATGTCATTACGTTGGCCTGACAAAGACCCGGACGAACAGCTAGACTACACTGTAGACTGGTCTCGATATCTCGATCTCGACAGTGTAACTATCGCCTCTGTCGCGTGGCGTTTTATACAGGCAAACGGCACGGAGTCGAGCAATCTATCTGCTTCGGACACATTCAACGGCATTACTGTAAATAGCATTTCAAACACCACCACGACTGCAACTATCGTGCTGTCGGGTGGCACTGCAAACATAGACAACAAACTTATTTGCGAAATAACAACGAGTGCGTCATCCAAAACAAGTGCTGCTATCGTTACAAAACGAGTGATTAACTTGCGAGTGAGGGAGCGTAGCTGATGCCGTACAATTATCTCGATATCGTCAACGAGGTTGCTAGACGCCTGAACGAGGCAGAACTGACAACTACCAACTTCGCTACTGCAAAAGGGTTTCATGCCACGATAAAAGATGCGGTGAATTCTGCTATCCACGACATCAACCAGTACTACCTCTACTGGCCTTACAACCACAACTCGGACGAGATCACACTGGTTGCCGGGGAAACTCGTTACTCGTTCGCGGACGAAGCTAAGTATGTAGACTTTGATACGTTTCGGGTGAAGCGGGACACAACCCTCGACTTAGGCAGGGCACGTAAGCTGCGTAAGATTACATACGTAGAGTACGTTGATCGTTACATAGACCAAGAAGACGAAACAGATGTTACGAAGGGGGGTGTGCCCGAGTTTGTATTCCGATCACAGGATGGTTACTTTGGCATCATACCTATGCCTGACAAAGCGTACACAGTAGAGTACGAATACTTCCTACACCCTGTACATCTATCTCTGCACGATGATGTGCCTATGATACCAGAGCCGTATAAGCATGTGATTGTGGACGGTGCCATGTACTACTGCTACATGTTCCGTGACAACATGGAGATGGCTTCAATATCAAAAAACAAGTTCGACGAAGGCATGAAGAACATGCGTAAGATACTTGTAAACGAGAACTATTATGTAAGGGCAACCTAAAGATGCCGGATCGTTGGCAAACATATGGGGTAGAGTTTCGCGGCGGCTTGATCTCTAATCTCAGCCCCTTGCAGCACGGTGCAGCCGCTCCCGGATCAGCACGTGTTATGAACAACTTCGAGCCGTCTACGGAGGGTGGTTATCGCCGTATCGAAGGATTCTCTAAGTACAATACGAACACGGTTACGGGGCAGGGTAACATGCTCGGTGTGGTCCTGTACAAGGACTCCGCCATCGTAGCCCGAGATCAAAGCGGGGGTAACCCAAAGCTATTCAGCGGGGGTAGCGGATCGGGTTCGTGGACAGACCTTTCAACCACCCACACTCTCGGTGCAAACGTAGCACGAGTTCGTTTTGCCAAGTACAATTTTGATGGCAATGACAAGCTCTTTATTGTAGACGGCGTAGGATACCCTCTCATCCTTACAAGCACGATTGCAACCGGATTGAGCAAGCTGACAACTCCTTCTGACTTGCAGGGAGCAAGCCACGCAGTAGCATTTAAGAATCACATGTTCGTTGCTAACGGCGAAAACGTCATTTTTTCAGCCCCTTTTGAAGATGACGACTTTACAGCGGCTTCTGGCGGCGGTATAATCAACGTAGGCACAACTGTAACTGATCTCATTGTTTTCCGCGAACAACTCATCGTTTTCGGGCAAGACAAAATTCTGCGTATCGTAGGCAGCAGTGTTGCAGACTTTCAGATGCAACCCATTGCAGACGACGTAGGATGTGTAGAGTCTGACACAGCACAGGAGATATCTGGAGACGTTATATTCTTGGGGCCGGATGGCTTGCGTACAGTTGCAGCAACAGAACGCAATCAAGACTTCGAACTAGCGTCTGTGTCTAAGACGATTCAGAAGCAGATCGTTCAACTGACATCACAGAATAGTTCCTTTGCATCTGTAGTTATTCGTGAAAAGTCTCAGTATAGACTCTTCGGGTTCACGGGATCAGCTTCAGCAGGCACATCGAAAGGCATTATCGGGACACAGGTTCAAGGCGAACAGGGTATCGGACTGAACTGGGCAGAGACTACCGGCATCAAGGCATTTGTTGCGGACTCGACGTACAGCGGAACCACCGAGACCATTCTCTTCGCACACACAGACGGCTACGTGTACAAGATGGAGTCAGGCAACAGCTTTGACGGTGGCAACATCGTCGCCAGTTTCTCTACCCCGTACTTCCCCGTCAGTGACGCTCGTCTCCGCAAGACTATATACAAGACCACAGTCTACACTGATCCGCAAGGCACCATCAATCTTTCCTTGAACCTAAAGTACGACTTGAGTGAGTCGGGGGTTATTGAACCTGATACGATAACACTAGAGAATACGTCAACCGCAGGGGGTGTGTTTATTTTTGGAGAGCCTAATGTTCAGTTTGCGGACGGCGCTAAGATAAATAATGGCGGAGGGTACTCGTCTGGAGTGTCTAGCATGGTTGTAGACCTGATGTCTTTGGATAGCTCGTCATTACCCACTCTGACTTCGGGAGACACATTTCAGATTATTACAAGTAGCAGCAGTTCTGCCAATTTTAAAAAGACGTACACGCTATCGAGTACGCCCTCTATAACAGGAGATGCATCAGCAAATCCGTCTACAGCAACAACCACTCTGGCATTCACGCCTACGTTAGCTGCCGCTGTATCTGACAACGACGACATTATCTTTACTAGCGTGGGTGGCGTCAACAATACCGCAGTGTTTAGCGGAGAAACTTTGAAATCTATTTTTGACAATCAAGCACAGGGGTCAGGCTTCACTGTATCACTTCAGTTTTCTAGCGACGACACCAACCCCCCTTACTCGCTCGACGCAGCGGTTCTTGAATACGGCCAGTACGGCAGAAGGTAAACATCATGGCAGGTTACACACGAAACGACACAGCCGGTAACATTGCAGACGGTAACGTCATTAGTGCCGCTCCCCTCGACGGGGAGTTCGACGCTATCCAAGATGCGTTTGCCCTGTCTACCGGTCACACACACGACGGCTCTACAACAGGTGACGGCGGACCCATAAGCAAACTCGGTCCCTCACAAGAAACTGTTCAGTCAGCAAGCACCCTTGCAACCACCACCGACATCACCGTTGCAACGAACAAGTTTATTCAATTCCGAGACAACGGCCTGAAGATTCTGTCTAGTGCGGATGGTCAACTCGACATCGACGCAGACACAGAGTTAGAGATGGTTGCGCCGACTGTTGACATCGACGCATCGACAGCCGTGACTATCGACACTGCTACCCTAACTATCACGGGCGCTGCTAACATTAGTGGCGATCTCGATGTTGATGACATTAATATCAACGGCGGTGCTATCACTTCGACAAATACCAACGGTGACATCACCATCTCTCCGAATGGCACGGGTACGGTTGTAATCGACACCGATCTCGACGTTGACAACATCAACATCAATGGCAATACAATTACCAGCACCAATACTAACGGTGACATCGTCATTACGCCTAACGGAACAGGCACCGTCGTGATCGACGCCGACGTTGATGTTGACAACTTAAACATCGACGGCAATACGATTAGCAGCACAGACACCAACGGCAATATCAACATATCACCCAACGGCACGGGCACTGTTATAGTCAATACTGACCTCGATGTTGACAATATCAACATCAACGGCAATGCCATCACCAGCACAGACACTAACGGTGACATTACGATCACCCCCAACGGTGATGGAAAGATTGTCCTTGATGGCTTGAACTTCCCAATTGCAGACGGAACTGCAGGTCACTTCCTCAAGACTGATGGATCGGGTCAACTTAGCTTTGCCGAAGTTGACACAGACCTTTCAGGGGATAGTTCTCCCCAGCTTGGTGGTATGCTCGACGTTAACGGCAACGCGATTGGCGACGGCACCCTCGAACTTATCAAGTTCACAGAGACAGGCAGTGCAGTCAACGAGATCACAATTGCCAACGCCGCAACGGGTGGACACCCCATCATTCAAGCATCTGGTGACGACACCAATGTTAACTTGAGACTCGACGGCAAAGGCTCTGGCATAGTCAACGTCGTGGATGACTTGACAGTCGGTGGCGATACGATAGTCACAGGTAACCTGACGGTCAACGGCACCACCACTACCGTAGCTACAACAAACACCGTTGTATCGGACAGCCTAATCGAACTGGCTAACGGTACGAGTGGATCACCTTCGAATGACGCCGGTATCGTGATCGAACGCGGCAGCGCCAACAACGCCTTTATCGGCTTCGATGAAAGCGAAGACAAGTTTACGATGGGCACCGGCACCTTCACAGGTGCAACCACAGGCAACCTTAGTATCACAAAGGGCACGCTCGTTGCGGACATCGAAAGCAGCAAGCTCATTGCGACGAATACTACAACTAACACCGGCACTGCTGCCGCCATCCAAATCGGCGCAAGCACAGACTGGACGGTGCTAGTGACTGCAGCAGACGAGCTTGTGTTCCGGCACAACGGTGACGCAAAAATGTTGCTGACTACGGGTGGACACCTGAAAGTATCAGGTGACATTACGGCATTTTCTGACTTGACCAGCTACGACGGATCGTAAAGATGGCAGTAGGTTCCGGAACAGGTAATACGATTTCGTTCTCAACGATACGAGATTTTTACGGAGATACTAATCCTGTATCTATTTCTGATTTCAATCGTAACACTTCAAATAACACTCTTGTAGATGCTACTTTTGTTGGAGCGTCTACTGCCACTACCGGAACATCAAGCCAAACCGTTGACGACTTTGCGGTCACAGTCACAGAGGTGGATGGCAGTTTGGTCAACTTGACTACATCTGGTTCTAATCAAGCTAACGCTCCGTTCCCTATCAATACTTCGACTGCATCTTTCACGCTACTGAATACAACCTCATATGTGAGTTGCACTATTAGTGGCAATGGGACAGGCACCTTTTTCATCAACGGTTCACAAATCGGAAGTGTGAATGTAGACCCAGAAGTTGGCGGTGCGAGTTTCAGCATTCGTGGGCCACAGTTTGTTTCGGGCGATAGAACTTTATCAGTCAATACAGCTTTCAGCGCAGGGGATGTTTTGAGCTTTAGCTGCACGCAACAATGTTCATCCGGCAGTTCTATACATGGCGTACGCGCCATCGAACACGACATTACCTTCCAGAACAACAGCAGCACAGGCGACACATACAATCTGACATCTAACTCGACAGGGGGCAGCAGCAAAACAGCGTATGCCGCTGGCGACAGTTTCTTAGCCCAAAACAATGGTAGCTCTAATCAATTTTTGCTTGCTTACGACAGTGTAACTGGCAGCGGTAGTGGCACTGCTGGAGATATAGGAGTGACGGTTGCGAGTGGTAGCGCGCTTGCCGGTCAAACAACCACCAACCCGGCAACCGCGCCGTCAACGTCAGGCATTAGCTTTACCAATGTGACCGCGACCACACTCCACTTCAATGATGAGGAGAACCAAAATGTTCAGATTCTTAGAAATGGGGTGCAAGTCGCCAGTGGGTCTGCAGGGAGTTCAGCATCTGCATCCGCGACCTATAATGGAACTATTACGTCTGGAGACGTTTTCTCTGCTACGGGAAGTGGCTCAAATGGCACAACGCTAAGAATTAATTTCACCACTCCGACTAAAAGCATTACATATCAAAACAACGGCTCTTCTAGCATTACGTTAGGATCGAGTTCAACAGGGGGAGCAAGAACCATAGCTGCAAGTGCTAGTGCCACTGTTCAATCGGGCGGGTCTACTAACAACGAAAGCTGGGCCGTGCATTTTAACACCGGCAGCGGTGACTGCAACGTCGGTATACCCACCACTATAGGCGCAGGAAACCCCGTCAACCTTGACCTGTTTAACACCGTCACAACGCCGATAGGTTAACCTTATGAAGCTAGAACAGACGATGGAACCTGTACTTAAAACACAGATGGAGCTAGAGGCGCATGAAAAAGAGTGTGCTATCCGGTACGCCAACGTGCAAGAAAAACTAGAGTCACTTGACAAACGTATGTGGCGCTTAGAAGCGATGATCATGGGAAGCACGATCCTAGTCGTAGCTATGGTCGTCTCTGTATTTATGGGATTTAGGTAAAGATGGCTACTATTACAAACGACCAAGAACTTCGAGATGAGATGGGCAGACTGGCAGGCCAAGACTTGCCCAAAACTCCTGTTGCTCCTATCACCCCCACGCCTGATGAAGACATTTCAGACATTACGCTAGGGGACGCACCAGTCACCACCCCCGTGTTTGCAGATGAAACGGCTCTCGATGTCGGAATACCCATGCCCCCCTCACCTAACGTGGGGCAAGTCGCACAAACCACAGAAGTAACTCCAGATATCAAAGAACTGGGCGGTGCAAAAGCGGCACAATTAACACCAGACAGTCCCTACGTAGACATGACCGGCGTAGAGGGCACCGTATCTGCAGGTTCTATCGCACAGGCCGCGCAGGCTGAACTCGATCCCCGCGCAACCACGCAGTATCAACTTGGGGAGTTGATGAAGAGCTTGGAGACTGGTGGTCCGATGCCTGCATGGGCAGCACCGCAGGTTCGTAAAGTAAACGCTATGATGCAAGCTCGTGGGTTGCCAGCATCTTCTATGGCATCTGCAGCAATCACACAGGCTCTTATGGAGTCGGGTGTGCAGATCGCAGCAAAGGATGCTGACAAGTATGCCACAATCCAGATAGCTAATCTAAACAACCGCCAGCAAACCGCCCTTGCAAATGCGGCAACTTACGCTGCTATGGACAAGGCAAATCTCTCCGCACGGTTGCAGGGAGCGGTCACAGAAGCACAGGCGCTACTGTCCGTGGACCT